AGTTGTTTGATAAGACAGTACAGGAAGGTCGTGTATTTATTCACGCACACTTAGGTGTCAACGATATTGACGAGATATTTTCTAAGCTACGTTATATGATTATTGGTTGTGAATGTAAGTGGATTATCATTGATCATTTACACATGCTTGTTTCTTCTTTAACAGATACAGATGAGCGCAGAGGAATTGATTTATTAATGACTAGGCTCAGAAGTCTTGTAGAAGAAACAGGTGTTGGAATGATATTAGTATCTCACTTACGAAGAGTGGGTGGTGATCACGGACACGAGAGAGGAGTACAGGTTTCTTTAAGTCACTTAAAAGGATCACAAGCTATCGCTCAGTTATCAGATTGTGTTATTGCTGTTGAAAGAAACCAACAAGCTGAAGATGAGGAAGAAGCTAACACAACAGTAGTCCGCGTATTAAAATCAAGGTACACAGGCTACACAGGATATGCTTGTTCATTAAAATATAACTCAGAAACAGGTAGGCTGAGAGAAGTAAACAAAGAAGAGGCACTTGAAGATGAACAATTCTAGTTTAATTTTTGACATAGAATGTAACGGGTTAAAAAATCCTGATACTATATGGGTCATTGCTATAAAAGAATACGGTAGTGACCCAGATAATACTCAGGTATTTAGTTACGATAAAGGAAATATAGAGGAAGGTATTACTATTCTTCAGGAAGCGGACGAATTAATAGGACATAATATAATTGGATTTGACATTCCAGTTTTAAATTCTATATATAATATAGATCTTGCTCAAGATAAAAAGATTACAGATACTTTAGTAATGTCTCGTCTTTATAATCCTATAAGAGAAGGCGGACACAGCCTTGATAAATGGGGTTATAAAGTAAAGATATATAAACAAGAATCACCTGAGCAATGGGATAGGTTTGATCCTAAAATGATTCCTTATTGCATACAAGATGTTGTTGTAAATGAAGCGGTTTATGACAGCCTTCTTATTGAAGGCAAAGGATTTAGTGATGAGTGTTTAGAAATAGAACACGTTGTTACCAGTATATTAGAGCAGCAACAAAACAATGGATTTTATTTTGATGAGAAGAAAGGAATGACATTGCTAGCTAATCTTAATAAAAGAATGAAAGAGGTTAAAGATAAAGTTCGTAAAGTTTTTAAACCTAAGTGGGTCGATGATAAAATTGTTAAGCCTTACATTAAAAAAGACGGAGACCTTTCTAAAAGAGGATTGACTGATGAGGAATATGAAAAAGTTTCAACATCAAAAAACTATGATCCTTTTATGCGCAAGAAATATCAACAATTTAATTTAGGTTCTCGTAAACAAATAGGTGAATACTTAAAAGATTTTGGATGGAAGCCTGAAAGATTTACACCTACTGGACAGCCTATTATAGATGAAGGAACACTAAAGAAAATTGAACACATACCCGAAGCAAAACTAATAGCCGAGTTTCTTTTACTGCAGAAAAGAATTGCGCAGATTAATTCTTGGTTGGAAGGAGTAGAAAATAATAGAGTACATGGTAGAGTAATATCTATGGGAACAATAACTTCTCGTATGAGTCACCACAGTCCTAATGTTGCACAGGTTCCATCACTCAAAAGTGAATACGGTGCCGAGTGTAGGGATTGCTGGACAGTGCCTGAAGGATATAAACTCGTAGGTATAGATGCTTCAGGTCTTGAAATAAGAATGCTTGCCCACTACATGAACGATACAGAGTATACAAATGAAATTATAAACGGAGACATACATTCTAGAAATCAAAAGATAGCGGGTCTTAAAACAAGAGACAATGCCAAGACGTTTATATATGCTTTAATGTACGGCGCTGGTGATGCTAAACTAGGACAGGTTGTGGGTGGAAATAAAACAACAGGTAAAAAAATAAGAGCGCAGTTCTTTGAAAACTTACCCGCGTTTAAAAACTTAAGAAGTAAAGTTGAGAAGGCATCACAAAGAGCTTTCCTCTATGGTTTAGATAAAAGAAGAGTCTTTGTAAGGCACGAACATGCAGCATTAAATACACTACTGCAAAGTGCTGGAGCTGTGGTTATGAAAATGGCTTTAGTTATTCTTGATACACTAGCCAAAGAAGAAAACATAGACTATAAGTTTGTTGCTAATATCCACGATGAATGGCAGGTGGAAGTTAAAGAAGAACAAGCAAAAGATTTTGGGATGCTGGGTGTGAAAGCAATTAAACACGCTGGTGAATTTTTTAATCTTCGCTGTCCGTTGGATGGCGAATACAAGATAGGAGATAACTGGAGTGACACGCACTAAGAAACATAAAGGATATACAAACCAGTGGAACTATAAAGAAAACCCAACATGTAATCATTGTGGTGTTAAATTAATTAAAGATAGAGAAGAGCTTTCTTATAACTGGAAAAACTCTAGAGTAGTAAGGCATGAGTATGCTTGTAATTCTTGTGTTCAAGAGTACAATAAAAAATCAAACCTAAAAAGAAAAGCAAAAAATATAGCGGAAGAAACTAAGAAAAAATATAATAATGAAAAGAGAGGCTATGTTTATTTAATAAAAAATCCTGCTTGGTCTGGTTGGTTAAAGGTTGGTATGGCTGTAGATGCTGAAGATAGATGTAATAATTACCAAACAGGAAGTCCTTATAGAGACTATGAATTATTATTTAAAAAATATTTTAAAAATAAAAATGCTGCTGAATCAAAAGCACATGCAATTTTTGAAAGGAAATCAAAAAAATTTAATGGAGAATGGTTTAAAATAAACCTAACTAAAGCAATAAATATAATAGAGGAAATATGAGTAATTTAAAAAATAAAATAGAGAAAGTCATTGACAATTCTGAATCACAAGTGTATAATAAATTTACCTCTGAGTCAGGTCATTGGTACACACAAGAAGGCGAGCCTATGTATACTATCATAGGAGCCAACGGAAAAGAAAGAAACACAAACTTAAGAGATGCTAAGCTTTTATTGTTAGTTCCTTCTGTTACAACTGTAATGGATCTTGTCGCTAAACCTTCTTTAGAAAACTGGAAAATAAATCAAGCTTTAAATTCTGCACTCTCTTTAAACAAAGAGGATGGAGAATCAAACGGCTCGTTTATTTATAGATGCAAACAAGATGCTAAGAAACCCGGAATGGAAGCTGCTAATTTAGGTACAAAGATACACGCTCAGATTGAAAGAGGATTTTTAGGAACGTCTACAAACAAAGCCTATAGAGCAGTTAAGAAATATTTAGATGAGCATTTTCCTAATGAAGAGTGGATAGCAGAAGATTCTTTCTGCGCTAAGCAAGGCTACGGGGGCATGATAGATTTGTATTCTAAGTCTGGTATTTTTGTAGACTTTAAAACTAAAGATAAACTTCAAGATAAAAAGATTAAACAATTAATATACGACAGCCACGGCATGCAACTATCTGCTTATGCTCAAGGCTGTGGCTTTGTTGATCCCGAAAGAGTATCTATCTTTGTAGATAGAAAAGATACTGGTTTTATTGTGGGGCATGTATGGAATAAAGAATCTCATGCTAAACACCTAGCAATGTTTAATAGTATGCTGACATACTGGAAGTTTTCTAAGAACTATGATCCTACAGGAGAATTAATTTAATGAGAAAGCCACGAAAGAAAAGACCTGTTGATAAAGGTTTACCTAAAGGATACGATTCTAAATGGGAGTATGAGTTACACCAAGAGGAATTAAAAAACTGGGAACACCACAACGGCATATTAGAATATACGATTGAACATAAATACCACCCTGATTTTATAAAGATTATTAACAATAAAGTTATTTACCTTGAAGCAAAAGGTAGGTTCTGGGATTATCCTGAGTACAGTAAGTATATATGGATTAGAAAAGTATTGCCGGAAGAATGTGAGCTGGTGTTTTTATTTTCTGATCCTTATGCTCCTATGCCCGCAGCTAAGAAACGAAAGGATGGAACTAAACGAAGCCACGCTGAGTGGGCAGAGAAGAATAAATTCAGATGGTTTAGTAGAGATAACTTGCCGGATAGTTGGAAAAAAGAATGAACTGCTGGCATTGTAATAACAAATTAATATGGGGAGGAGATCACGACATTGAAGATGAGGACGATGAGTATTCTGTAGTTAGTAATCTTTCTTGTTCTATGTGTGGATCTTTTGTAAATGTTTACTACCCTAAAAATAAACAAGAAGAGGAAGATTAACATGGAAGAACTAATGGAAAAAGCACATAAGATAATGGATGAACATTATAAGTTTAATGAACATTACACAATCGAACAAATAAAAAGATATGTAGACAGTACATATGAAAGACATTATGGCTACGGAAAGTATCAAGCAACGGATATGATAATAGATGCAGGATACGGAGAAGCCTTTTGTATAGGAAACATAATGAAGTACGCAATGAGGTATGGTAAGAAACCTGATCCTGTTACAGGAGAGTACAAGAATCAAGGAGACTTATTAAAGATTATTCATTATGCTATAATAGCAATACACTTATGGACAGAGGAGAAAACAAAAAGTGGAACAAACTAAACTACCTACAACTTATCAAGAGTTCATACATCTTAGCAG